GGTCTTAGCGCACAAGGTATCAGAAGTCAAGAAATATCAGAAAACCAAAATTTACAAAAATTATTTTTATTTTTTTCTTGACATCCTCTCACAGATCTGGTACAATATGAGAGTCCTTATGACAGTTATTGAAGTGGCACAGTGACACCTCATAAAGCGGCATAAGGTCTCACATTCCATCCTAGATCATAGACCGCAGCAGAAGTCAACCACCACTGTGCCACCTTATAAACTGGCACAAGGTCGCTTGACGGATCGGATTGGATCAGAGTAGACTAGAGATAGATTGAGTTTTTATAATTATTTCATGGCAGGATCGGTGGCGATGTATTGTCGTCAACGGTGATACCCCTCACCTCGTCTGATTTCTTATAGTATAGGGCATCAGCAGCAGAAAACCACCAGCACTGTGCCAGAAATAAAATCGGCACAGTCGCTGTGGAATTCGCCCTGATCTGATTCATTATGGGTTCAGTTCAAACCAAGGCAATGACCGCCGACAACATCGCAGCAGTGTTCACCCTTGCCACCGCTTCCGAGCGTACCATCCACGCCACTTGGTACGATGATGCCCGGTCTGCTGCCATCGCCATCGCTGACGCCACTGGGTTGGGTCTGGAGACCGTTGTGGGTGTGATCGCTGCGCTGTCTCCAAACAACCGGTGGGAGCGCAACCTAGTGGACGCTGAGAACGTTTGCCGCACCTTTGTCGCTGATCCCGAAAGTGCTGCCAGTGTTAAAGTCTGCACCTATGGGAAGATGCTGGAGAAAGCAATCAAGGTCCTTAAGTGTGAAGAACCCGAACAGATCCCCGGTATACTTAACGGGCGTAAAATCACTTCGTTCTTTCACTGCATCATGGGAGATCAGTCGGATGTTTGTGTTGATGGGCACGCTTATTCTATCTGGATTGGTGATCGTTTGACCATGAAACAAGTGCCTAACATTGGTAAGAAACTGTACCAAACAATCACCGATGATTATATCCTGGCGACTAAGATTGTGAACGCTCGACATAACTTAACGCTGAAACCTTATCAGGTTCAGTCTATCACTTGGAACACTTGGAAGCGTATCCATGGCGTGTGAGGTTCGTGATACTTTAGGAGGGCACTTCGTCCTCCTAAATGTAAAAAACGGAAAAGTTGTTTTTTTAAAAAAAATTATGTATTACTTTCCTCCCTCATATTTGGGGTCTTATTTGTTACTTAGTGGCGTATCTTTGCCCTTAAGTGTTACTTAGTGGGGAAGATTGCGCCGATCGCGATCGTTCTTGATCTGATCTTACCGAACATAGGTAGAAATGCCATGGAGGAAACCTTAAGATCGGGCAATGCTCTCAACCCCTTGGTATCACTGCGATGTCAGCGTTTCGTGACCAGTTCTGTAACGTTTTTCTGTCAACCCCTTGACGTGCAAATCGACACATTTGGCAGTGTTTTTTATATTTTTATAATTGTTTTATGCCCCCTTAGCGGTTTAAAAACGCATCGGGAACCTAACCTACAACGAACCAAAAACGCTCGATAGATATCAAACGAAAAAAAAAATCCTGAGGCCAAAAATGACTTCCGAAACCCTTGAAGAGAAAAAAAATTCCAAGCCAGAAAATCCCACTGTACCCCTTGTACTAAGTCTCGTAGCGTGTCTAATCTTTGCGCTTTCGATTATTGCAGCGGGGTACGTTCATGGGCACATGAGTATTGCCGCCGTCTGGAAAAGCCTTCATTGATATATAAGAACAAAGAGAATTTTAACGAGATGAAAGTTGTTCTTGATAATTACGAAAAAGAGATTCTGATAGAAACGATTGAATTTCGTTTAGATAATGACGATAGATTGGTATTAGATGATAGAATGAGAGATGACATCAAAGACATCTTGGAGAAAGTAGAAGATGAATACGTATAACATCGCCTATAATGGTGTAACAGTGTTAGAGAGAATCCCGGAGTATGCTCTGAGGAAACATACAGAGATGGTGAAGGGGTATTTGTATATGAGTGGGAGTATGACGTTGAAGGATATTGAGCAAGGAATCAAGGTTACGATGAACGCATAACTAGTAAGTACCATTGCATGATTTGAGTGTCAGTGGTATAATAGTAATGTAACCGTTTCATTTTTATGGCTAAAGGATTCACAGTAAAAGCAGCAACACCGGCAAAGAAGAAAGAAGGTGAGTTTGATCTTGCTGCAGCGAAAGAGATGATCAGAGGTAAGGCAATTGTATTTTGTCTGCCTGGTAGAGGAGTATCTTACACTTATCTGAAGAACTTTGTACAACTGTGCTTTGACTTAGTACAGAACGGTGCAAGTATTCAGATCTCACAGGATTACAGTTCCATGGTGAACTTCGCAAGATGTAAGTGTCTTGGTGCGAATGTTCTTCGTGGACCAAATCAGAAACCCTGGGATGGTAAACTGGAATATGATTACCAACTCTGGATTGATTCTGATATTGTTTTTAACTTGGAAGCATTCTATCGTCTTGTTGCAATGGACAAGGATATTGCAGCAGGTTGGTATTGCACTGAGGATGGTCGAACGACAAGTGTCGCCCACTGGTTAGATGAAGGCGACTTCCGCTCCAATGGTGGTGTGATGAACCATGAAACCTTGGAGTCGATGAGCAAGCGTCGAAAGCCGTTCACCGTTGATTATACGGGATTCGGATGGTTGCTGATTAAGAAGGGAGTGTTTGAGAGTCTGCCTTATCCCTGGTTCGCCCCGAAGATGCAAGTCTTTGAATCCGGCGAAGTACAAGATATGTGTGGTGAGGACGTTTCGTTCTGTCTCGATGCCATTGAAAAAGGATACGAGATCTGGTGTGATCCGCAGATTCGTGTGGGTCATGAGAAAACTCGTGTGATCTGATGGCCGGATATGTTATAATGCTGTGGTGGTCTGATTCTTACGGCCGCCGCGTAAAAAACCGTAAAACCCCCGTTTATTGAAATTATGGCGAAACTGAAAAAGTCTCTGACTGGCGAAAACATGATCGAGTCTCGTCCCAAGAAGACTCGTCAAGGACAAGGACAACATTCAAAGTTTGCAGCATCCTCTGCAAATAATAAGCGTAAGCGTTATCGTGGACAAGGCAGGTAAATAACTGAAGATACAATATATCGATGTTTTGTCGAATCCGTTTAAAGGACACAAACTATCAGGAGGTTGGTAACTACAAACTTCTTGATAGTTCTTTTTATGATGAGTGTTTTGAGATTTATCGTAAGTACTGTGAGTACAAAGACTTTGATAGCGTGATACCAATCTTTCGTGAAGAGTTTGAACAGAATAACTCTGATATTATTGGATACTATGATGGTGATCAATTAGCAGCGTTTTCATTAGTTTATCGTTTCGACAGTGTAAATTCTGTCTTTGCTGATCAATTTGCCTGGGATTATAAGACTCCTAAACTGTATTTGGGTAAGAAGTCTTTAAAGAATGAATGCGCCATATATAAAAAACTTGGATATGATTTCTTTTATCTGGGTGAAGATTCTGATTATAAGTCAGAATTGGATGGTTATGAAGTATCGCAATTTTTTAAGGAATGGCAAAGTTAATTTCAAATCTACCGACAAAAAAGGTATGGGTGAGAAGAGAATATCTCCGTGACTTTCAAGATGGTCATGGAGAATACGTAGAAGGCATCTGGGTCAGCGCAAAGTCCATACAAGGTCGTGCATTCTACTTTGAGACCTATCTGCCTGAATATGGTGCAATGTTCGATAAACTGCCCATATCGGCGTTCCTAGCGCGTCCAGAGAAACCAGATCCTGATATGGACCTTGTGAATCTTCAGTTCTGGAATTGTATGGACTATGATTTCACTGTCATTCAGAAACAGTTTGTGGCACCAATGGAATGGGAAGTCAGAACAAGACACTTTGGTAACATCAAAGGTAATTACATCTGCACATTAGACAACTATCATGGTGATTTTAACCAGATTGATGCATCAACAAGTGAATTACCTGATGAACATAAGTCATTTAATCTAATTGAGTTAAGAAATGGGCAGTTCTGTCTGTATCCAAACAACAGATGCCGCATCTATGATACTTCAATGACTCCTGAAACACCTAAGATTCCTGACTTCAAGGTATCAACACGTATTTTCCAGACAGAAAACGATACCAACTGGGGAAGATTGGGTGATTGTGATGATTATTTCTGGACTACACCTGATGAGAGACAAGAGAAATAGACATATTCGGAAATGGATCCGTAATTTATCTAAGATTAGACCTGAGTTGGGAAATTTTTCACTATGTCCCTTTGCTTCAACCGCTAATTTTTTAATTTTAGAGAAAAATTTAGATGAAATTATTCCATTTCCTGATTATGATGTTGTAATTTACATTGTAGAGGATCATCATGACAGTGATTTCCTTTATAATGCCGTCGATAATTATAATTTACAATATCCAGACTATAAATTCCTTTCTGATGCCAAAAATGAAGATACTTTTATCAATGGTATTCAGTCAAATAACGGAAAATACAATTTAGTTTTGGCACAACCTAGAAAAGATCTTCTAGAAGCAAGGAAAAAACTTGCAAAAACTAATTACTACAGCAATTATGACGAAGACTATCTAAAAGAAGTTCTCGAAGAAGATTTTGATACTATAAAACAAGAAATAAATACTAGGAACAACCGTGAGAACTCAAATGGGTAACGCTGCAGTTGACAGAGACAAAAATTACATGTATAAAATGTGGGGGACAACCAAATTGATTACAGATTATTGGAAAGGACCAGCAGGTTCTGATGCTCCGCAAGAATATGATCTTTCAGAAGTGATGCATCATAAAGCAAAACGCACTAAAACATTATCCGAGGAAGAAATTTTTAATCCAGAGGACTACAAAGATATTCCAGAACGCTACTAAACCTCAATAAATACTAAAAACTATTATAGATATACTACAGTATATCAAGGTTGGATGGCTGAACCGATTTCTAGAGGTTTTAGAGATATAAGTTTGTCTTTTATAAGACATCCTGTGACAAATGACATCATTGCAATCAAAAATGAAGATGCAATTAAAAAATCTGTCATTAATTTAGTCAGAACTCAAATCAATGAGAGGTTTTTTAATTCATTATTGGGTACAACTTTAGGAACTACTCTGTTTGAACTGATAGATGAAGAGTCTTTTGATTTTTTGGAAGATGAAATTGAAGTTTTATTGAGAAATTTTGAACCTAGAATCACAGTAACACGAGTTTTTGCTCAGGGACAAGTCGATAGTAACAGTGTTTTTGTCCAAATTGAGTATGACATTGTTGGTTTACCAC